TGTATTTGGACAGGTGGGCCTTGTCCAGGGTGAGCGGTACGTGGGTTTCGTCATATGTGAGGGTGACGAAGGCGGCGTTATCGTGAGCTTGTAGCTCAAGTTGGCAACGGAGTGCCCATTCGCGAGCGCGAGATTTACGACAGCCGATGCAGGTACCGCAGGGGAGAAGGAGGTAGTCCGTTCCGGACTTTTCCTCCATTGGCTCCCTTAGCGTGACGACCCCGAGTAGTGATCGCCACGCCTTGAGAGGGTGGAAGCAAGGCACTAAAGCCTCCAGCCCCCTCGGAGAGGGTTACTGAGGTTCATCTTGTGGGTCTTGCCCGAGCGGGACTTGAACGACCCGGATGACTTGCCTTTGTTCTGTGAGCGTCGGTTCATTGGAACCTCCTTGGGGTTTTTGACTGGTGGGACCAGTCAGCACATATCTATCTAGTATGGGATATGTGCTGTCCGCAAGACTGCGGGAGGGATGACACTGGCAACCGAGGTAGCCAAAGGTCATCCCGATGACCTCGCAATAGCGAGAGTGTTTCACTGTTGCGGTGGCGCAACAGGTGTGGGGACGGCTGGCGGCTGCCAGCCTTGAGCGGCCATTTCTACCAGCACAGCTGGTGAGCCTATGGACGCACGGAGTTCGGGGCTCAGCGAGTCATATAGCTCGCTTGCCGCCCGCATTTGATTCTCGATGGTCTGCCGGTCCAGGCTGTCGAAATCGACATTGCCATATTCGGGTTCCCGAAAGGGATGACCGGTGACATTCCGAATGATCGTGTTCACGTCTACGGTGTCCCGAAACTCCTGACGGGTTCGGTCCTCTTCGACGGTACATGCGATGACGCAGCGATCGCCGTAGGACGCCCTGGTGTCGGCGTCCTCGAGCTGCTGTCGGACAGTGGGCTTCATGGCTTGACGGGGTTGCGGGTGAGGGCGTCCCGCAGCCGAGCTGCGGAGGATTCGAAGAGATCGCCGGCGGCGTTGCCGTAATCCCACAAGCGGCCCATAGCGCGGCCTTTGGGGAGGTTCTGCATGGCGGCTTGCGCCTGGGCGGACAGTAACCGCGCCTGTAGCGGGTTGATCACGGACTGAAAGTTGTTAGTGATCCACGACCCGCGAGCACGCTCGCGGGATTCGTCCGTTTGGGCCTTGAGGTATTCCTCTTGGCCCTTGGCGTTCCGCAGTTCCTGCGAACGGAGAAGTAGGCCGGCGCGAGTTTCCTTAGCCCGAGAGCCGGTATTGATACCCGCAGCGATAGGATCGCCCAGGGTGGCTTGCGCACCGCCCGGAGACGAGGCGGTGCGATCATAGGCGAGGGCGGGGTTTAGCCCGGCCTTCCGGTAGTCCTCGACCGAGCGTTGCGCGGCGGTGTTGGACATACGCTCTTGAAAGCGCCGATTATTCCTTGCTTCGGAAGCGTTGGCGCGATTGGTCATCGCCGAGCCACCGACCCCGAGAAGTCCGAGGCCGATGTCTACGGCGTGATTGCCGAAGAAGCCGGGCATTAGAAGCGCCCGAGCTTGACGGGCGTCCCGAACGTCGGGATAGGGCGCACCGCTTCGCGGCTGATGTGAATATCGGCCAAGTACTGCAGCCCGGAAGCGAGAGCGCCCCCGGAGAGAATACGCGACATAGGCGGCGTATCCTCGATGAAAGTTTGGCCGAGGGTGGGCGCAGAAGAGAACTCCTGGGCAAGCACCCATTCGTCGATGTTGCTGCTGACCTTGGAGCGGAAGTACCCGGTGACCTCGGAGGTCCGAGTCCGGTACTCATGCCAGCGCTCCTGGTAGCCGAATACGACGTCATCGTTGGCCGAGGCGCCGGTCTGGTACAGTTCCGATCGCAGAATGGACTGCTCGCCGAGACCGGCGAGCGAAGGCCAGTAGAAGTCGTAGCGGGTGGAGCGGCGGTAATGCCGTGCGACCCCCTGCGAGTAGGAGAGTTCGGACTTCACATTGATGAGTCCGATGATGTAGCCATGTTCGGTAGACGCGAACGAGGCTTTGTGTTGCCCCGCCGCGGTGCCAGCACCGCCGAGGGCACCGACGCCAGAGCCGCCGGTTGCCGTCTGAGCGACGGGCGTGATGATCAGCGGCGTCGAACCGCCGCCGATATATTCCGGACGCTGCAACCGCATGTCCGGAGACGTGACGCCGAAGTGACTCCGGACGATTTCGGTATAGCGAGTACCGCCCCGGGCGTCCCGCTCGAGCAGTTGCTGAACGAGGAACGCTTGCCGAAGCGTATTGATAGAAACGCCGGTCGCGGTTTGGAGATCCGCATAGATCGCCGGGTAGTTGGTCGACGCATTCGCCTCGACGTAGTAGGCCGACGCGCCTTTCTGGTTGGCGTAGGCAGTAGAAGCCGTGCCGCCCGACTCATAGATCGTGGCAGCAGCCGCGCCGGCAGAAAGCACGTCAATGCCGATGCCTTTGACCCACGCCTGACCGCCGAGGGCGACCGTTGGCGCAGTGAACTTCTGCGGCCATGGCAGTGCCGAGGTAAAGTAGTCGTGAGACTTAGCACGCTTAAGCAGCGTGTAGGTGGCGTAGGGATCATAGGTAGACCCTGCCACAGCGTCACCGGTCAAGACGGTGACGGAGTTGATGAGGTTCTCGTCGCGGAACCACTGATTATAAATCAGGTTGTATGCCCGAAAGGGCATCGCGTTGTAATAGGGCGTGGTCAGGATGTTCCCGACCGGAACGCCCATGTAATCCCAGATGGTGCACGGCGTCGAATACGACTGCGTGTAACCCACGACCGGCACAAGATTGACCGGCAGCGTGGTGGTCGGATTGGGAGTTTCGCCCATGAAGAGCGCCCAATTGTCCCATACGAGGCGATTAGGAACGAAGAAGAAGAAGGTGTCGATGCGCTGGTTATCCATGATCGGAAACAGCGGCGTTGACATGCGTACGTACGCGGTGACGTCGTACTTGAGATGGTCCCCCGGAAGTACCTCGTCCACGAGGAAGGGGACCAGATATCCGGCGTCGAAAGTGGTTTTGCGGCTCCAGGAGCCGGTGAACTTCGACCGCGGAATATCCGGGCGTTCGACCATAGCCGAATCTTGCTGAGAGACCAGCGCCCGGGAGGGAAGTTTGATGCTCATCGGTTAGGCCTCGAGCTTGAGGGGTTCGTTCGGCTGCTGAGCAGCAAGCCACTGCGAACCCGTGATGACCACATGTGGTGAGACGAACGCTACGATAGTTCCGGTGGATTCGTCAAGCTCTCCGAGCTTAATGAGTTCGTGGTCAGAGGGATGACGGGCAATTGCCGTCTGATTGTCTCCGGCGATATCGCCGAAGAAGCGGATCGCTTGCGCGTCCGTGATGAAGAGATGGAGACCGCCGAGCAGAGACTCGGCGAGGACGTCGCGGATTGCATAGACCGTGCGGATCATGCGTTGCTCCTTGAGGGTTCCGGCTTGCTCGTCGCCAGAGAATCTGGCTCCTCGCAAGCCGGGATGAGTGAAACAATACAAGGTATTGATATTGTTGTTGTTGTTGTTGCGGGTGAAGGGGGCTTTGCGCCCCCTTCAACCCCGCAGACAGGGAATTCGCTACGCTCTTCCTTAAGCTTACAGCTTTGTACGGCGAGATTCGCCGATTTTGTGGCGCGAGATGGCGTGTGCTTCTGATGCGGCCAGAGAGGATTTAGAAGTGTCACGACGGGCTTTGGTTTTTAGCTCCTGTTCTAGGTTTTGGATTTCTTGAGGCGTCGCTTGGGATTTGTAGCCGTCGTGTAGATACCGTGGAACGGGTATTTGTAGGCCGTTGTAGATCGCACTGGTACGCCAGGAGCGCCAGTTTTGGTGTTTTTGATTTGATGCTAGTCCCGGATTCCGGGACATTTGGATGAAGGGGGGCTGGTAGGTGACGATTTCTCCGGTGGAGTGATCGAGGAACTCTCGAGTATCGAGTTTCCAGCCGATTTTTTTGGAGCAATAACCAGCGACGTAGGCGATGGATTGCTCATTGACCGATACGGAGTGGACATGACCTCGAGACCACGATGACTTGAGTATCGGATCGTCTTGGTGCAGACCGAACACGATAGCGTGGTAGTGAGGCCGTTCGGTACGTTCGCCATATTCGCCAGACGCGAAGAAGCGCACCGTTCCGGCGGAACGTTTGCGCA